TCACGCTACTGGTAACAACACTGTACGTAACCTTGATGACACTGGTAAGATCCGTCAGAGCATTGAGATGTTTGACAGTGACTTCGGTGAGATTCGCATCGTACCTAACTACATCATGGGCTTAGCTCATAACACCACTGGTGATGCAACTACTAACTCTGCAAACTTCTCTGCATTAGTATATGATCCTTCTTTCTTTAATATTGCTACATTGCGTCCTCTTCAGGAAACTGAAGTCGGTCAAGCTGGTGATAGCACTATTGGTCAGATCGTTGAAGAATGTACTCTTGAAGTACGTAACCCAACGGGTTGTGGAATGATTGTAGGACTAGGTGGAGCAGCTTAATTAGCTAGCTAATCTAAAATAAGACCTTAGGGGGCTCCTTAATTGGGGTCCCCTTCTTTTTACCTATTGGAGGGAAAATGGATAATAAATTAATGGGTGCTAAAACATCCGAGAGTCAGTTCGAGGTACATCAAGATGTATCAGAGTATATCAAGTTCGCTAAAGAATCTAGAGATATCCAATCTAGAGGTGGTGACGCTTCCCACTACAGATCCTTTGCAATCATCCCAGATGTAGTTGCCCTAGAGATCCTAACAAATCATGGATTGAACCTGCATGAGAGTGAATTCATGAGTAACCCTGCAGACGTTCAACGAATTAAACGAATTATAAAACAAGAATACCCTGCCCTACTAACATCAAATGTTATACGAGGCTAGGTTCTAATTAAGGAGATAAAGAAATGTCAACGCCACTCTACGATGCTTTAGTAACAAAGATACGAACATGGGTCAACAGAGATTCTAATGTCATCACAGATGCCTTGATATCAGATTTCTTAGACTACTCAGCAGACTTGTGTTACCGCAAGCTGAGAATCCCACCACTAGAGTACACGCATACATACGCGACTATTACAGAACTCTCTGGTCTAGGTGAGACAGAAATATCAGTACCTTCAGACTTGTCAGAGTTCATCCAATTTAGGAAGACTGATGCTGAGGGTAATAGCTACGTGTTTGACGAGAGAACTTCGTTACTAGCTATGCAAGATGAAGATTATGATAAACAGTCAGAGTCCTTTGCACGTAGAGGTTCCACTCTTGTGTTTTACCCCGCTGCCAAAGTAGGTGATGTATACGAGTTGCACTACTACCGTAGACTATCCGATATGGATGCTGTATACACAGTAAACGAGACTAACAGACTAGCAGGCCTGACTACGTTATCAACATCTGGTACAACAGGTGCAGTTGAAACCCCAGCAAATAGCGGAAACTACTACGTGGGTAACGAAGTGCCTAACTGGTTACGAGATGAGAATGAAAGAATATTGTTATGGGGAGCTGTCGCTTATGCCTTGGATTACGTAGGTGAAGACGAGAGAGCTGCTAAGTTCAATGCCCAACAACTTCAGGGCATACAAGAGCTTAACCAAGAAGAATTACAACGGAAAGTAAGGGGAGGTCAGTACCGACAAACCTTCTCTGTTACCGACCAATTTTAAGGAGAATTAAAGATGGCTATCGAGTACACACCACAAGAAGCATCAAACTTAGTAAATGAAGCAGCGGAAGGTGGAGCATTCCTAACTGGAACTGCCGCAGAAACGAATACAGCTAAGTCATTTGCATCTGATGCGGTAACCGCCAAGATAGCTGCAGAGCTTGCAGAGGCTAATGCAGAGGCTTCAGCAACAGCTTCAGCATCTAGTGCTTCTGCTTCTGCATCTTCGGCATCTGCAGCTTCAGGTAGTGCCGATGCCTCAGCATCTTCAGCCTCAACGGCTGCAACTTCCAAGACAGCAGCTGAGCTTGCTGAGACTAACGCAGAGACCGCTGAGGCTAGCGCAAGCTCAAGCGCAGCCTTAGCTTCTACTTCAGAAACAAATGCTGCTACTTCAGAAACAAATGCTGCTACTTCAGCAACAAATGCCTCAGCTAGCGAGACAGCTGCAGGTATCTCAGAAACAAATGCTGCTGCATCTTACGATTCATTCGATGATAGGTACCTAGGGGCTAAGGCCGCTGCACCTACTCTGGATAATGATGGTGATGCACTGATTGCTGGTGCCCTATACTTTAACAGTGTATCCAACTTAATGAAAGTATGGTCAGGGTCTCTCTGGCTGGATTCTTTCGCACCCTCAGGTACAACCTCTTGGGGAACCATTAGTGGTACCTTAGCTGATCAGACTGACCTTCAAGCCTCTCTTGACACTAAGCTGGACCTAGCTGGTGGAACTATGACTGGTACGCTAGTCACTCCATTTGTACAGTTCTCAGGTGGTACAGGAACCCAAGGACAAGTATCTTGGAATGCTGATGAAGAGACTTTAGACCTAGTAAACAACGGTGCAACCCTACAGCTAGGGCAGGAAATGCACGTACACGTACGGAATGCTTCAGGTGTTACTGTTACAGATGGTACTCCATTAATGGCTAGTGGTACTGTTGGTGCTAGTGGTCGTATCACTGTAGTGCCTATGGTCGGTTCAGTACCTGCTAACGCTAAGCTATTCATCGGAATTGCAACAGAGACTCTGACTAACGGAGACGATGGCAAGGTAACTTCATTCGGTAAAGTTCGAGGAATCAACACTACTGGTACACCTTACGGTGAGACTTGGGCAGACGGTGATGTGATCTGGATTGACCCAGTAACCACAGGTGGTTTAACCAACGTTGAACCAGCGGACACTTCTCTAATGGCTCAGTCAGTCGCTTTCGTTATCCACGCAGCTACTAACGGCATATTACAAGTCCGAGCACAGGGTATCGATGAGCACGAACCCCTACAACATGCAGTACTAAACACTGGTGGTGTTATCACTGGTGAACTGGATATCCTACACACAGCAATCGCCTCAGACGATCATGCTTTCGAGATTGATCTAGACGCTGATGGTTTCGGAGATGTTAAGGCGGTTAATATCGTCTACACAACAGGGGCTATCTCAACTGGTATGGACGAAGCTGTAGTTTTAATCAACATTGATGAATCACTTGCTACAGGTGGTGATGTAGCAGGTCTGGAAGTTATCGCAACAGAAGGTAACGCTAATATCTTCGGTGGTTTATATGCCGCAGGAGTACACCCAGTAGAACAACTATCAGGTGTCTTCGCAGACATGGACTCAGCCCTAGTTAACTCAACAAGCAAGCTAGCCGAGTTTATATCCACAGGAGTAAACACTGAGATCTTTTCAGCCGATAACGATACCGTGACTATTGGTAGTGCTGCGAAGTTCGAAGAGATTGAGTTCTTGTTAGCAACAGGAGCTAGCGGTTCAGGCATAGCACCAACCTTTGAGTTCTCAACAGGTGTTGGAACATGGACTACATTTACTCCAGTTGACGGAACAAACGCATTTAAGAACTCTGGTGTTATAGTTTGGCTTGATAGCGACATCCCAACATGGGCAGTGGGTGCTGGTTCTGAATATCTAATAAGGATTACAAGAACTAAGAACTCATTGACCACACCACCTATTGAGAGCAAGGTACAGATTGCTGCTGTTACAGAATACAAGTGGGATAAAGATGGTGATTTAAGTGTTAATAATATTGCTGTTGCAGGAACAGTAGACGGAAGAGACATTGCCGCAGACGGAACTAAGCTAGACGCTATAGAAGCCCTAGCGGACGTAACTGATACTACAAATGTTGTCGCAGCTCTGACTGCAGGTAACGGTGTAGATATCTCTGCAGGTGGTACTGTTTCAGTAAGTGCTGTAGCCATAACAACTGTGCAAACAGCTGTAAGCGAAATAGCTCACTTAGCGCTATCAACGCAGGAAGGTGACGTAGTTGTTCGTTCTGATCTAGAACAAACCTTTATGCATAACGGTGGTGTTGCAGGTACTATAGCTGACTTTACCATATTAACTACTCCAACAGATGCCGTAACTTCGGTTAACGGTTTAACTGGTGTTGTTACTCTTGATAACAGTAATCTTACTGGGGGTGATGTCAATGCTGCTACTGGACAGTTCGGTACAAGTTTAAATGTAGATGGCACAGCCACGATGGATGGGCTTAGTGTTGATGGAAACGTGGGCATCGGGACGAGTTCGCCTAGTGCCCCTAAGTTTTCATCCACCCCAGACGGAGTTCTTAACTTATCAGGCACTAAGCCTGTTGTTTACTTAACCGAAGAAGATGAAACAGACTCAAACGTCTGGATGGGTATAAGTAATTCAGTAGGTATAATAGGAAATACGGGGGGTGCCCTTGCCTTCCGCACAGGCGCGTCTACGGCAACAGAACGTATGCGCATAGACTCCTCTGGCAACGTGGGCATCGGGACGAGTTCGCCTAGTTATGCTTTAACAGTGCAAAAGGATGTAGATGATTACATAGCCAAAATTGAAAACGATGGAAACACAACTTCATCTAATGGTCTTTGGGTTGATACAAGATGGAACACTGCAACAAATACTGTTTTTAAGGTAACGACAAACAGCGGAAATTCTAATATTATCGTTGCGAAAGGCGATGGTAATGTGGGCATCGGGACGGATTCGCCTGCTACAAAGTTAGCTGTTTCTGGTGGTTATATAAGCCAGACTGATGGTACGAGAACGCTTTATCTGGGGTCAGACGGCACAGGAGGGTTATTTGGCACTACCACAGACCATTACTTGAGATTCATTACAAACAACACAGAAGCCATGCGCATCGACTCCTCTGGCAACCTGTTGGTGGGTAAGCCTGCAAGCGGCCAAGTTCTTACAAAAGGTGTGCAACTTACGGAGAGTGGCGGTGTCTGGTCGTGTACAGACGCGGCATCAGAGAGCAGTTACTTTGCAAACACAGCAACGTCAGGCACACGTTATTTACAAAGGTTCTATGCAGGAAGTGCTAACGTAGGCTCTATAAACTCAAATGGTACTACTACATCATACGCCACCTCATCAGACCAACGCCTCAAGGAAAACATTGCAGACGCTGATGGCGCAGGCAGTAAGATAGACTCCATCCAAGTACGCAAGTATGACTGGAAAGCTGATGGCTCTCACCAAGACTACGGCGTGATCGCACAGGAACTACAAGGTGTTGCACCAGAGGCTGTAATTGGGGATGCTGACTCAGAAGAGATGATGGGTGTGGACTACAGCAAGTTAGTCCCAATGTTAATCAAAGAAATACAATCACTACGCAACCGTGTTGCACAGCTAGAGGAATAAAATCAATGACTATCTTACAAGCATTAAAATCAAAGACCGTACAGTTTAGTATTGCACTAGCTGTACTCTCCCTCTTGCAAGGATACATAGGGTTCCTCCCAGTAAGCCAAGCAGGTCAAGCGGTCATAGGCTCTGTTATAGCCGGATGTATTGTTGTACTGAGGGCAGTGACTACTGTTCCATTAAATAAGAAGTAGATACAAACTAAGGGCCCTTGGGAAACCGAGGGCCATCAACTAACCACTACACCCATAGCGAGTAAGTCACGCAAGGAGGTACGGGTAACATAAGGAAATCACATCATGACTGAAGGAGCAAAACAAGCCGCAGACGTAGCAGCAGCTTCAACCACACTACTAACTATAGGCGCTTGGTTACCACCAGCAGCTGCCCTACTTACTATAGTATGGACTAGCATTAGGATATACGAGTGGTACTTATCTAAGAAAGTAAATAGTAAATAACGGAGAATAAAAATGTTAGACAAACTAATTGGCCCAGTGGTATCCCTGCTGGATAAGTTCATACCAGATAAAGATAAGAAGAATGCAATAGCATTTGAGCTAGCTACTATGGTAGAGAGACATGCGCAGGAGCTTGCTAAGGGTCAACTAGAGGTCAACAAGGCACAGGCACAGCACAGCAGCATGTTCGTTGCAGGTGCTAGACCCTACATCATGTGGGTCTGTGGCTTTGCCCTAACATATGCTTATGTACTCTACCCAATACTGAAGTTCCTAACAGTGATCTTCATAGATTTACCGCCAGAGCTACCAGCCATTGAGATGGGTGAACTTATGCCCCTACTCACAGGAATGCTAGGCTTCGGGGCTATGAGGTCTTGGGAGAAAGCTAAAGGTGTAGAAAGGGAATCAGTATCGAAGGGGTAACCCTAACTAATTAATAAACAGGAGAATCTAAATGGCTAGCGGAATTGATAGTACAAAGCCAGTGGCAGGCTCACCAACAACTGCGTCTGTCCGTAGTAATTTCTTAGCAGCTAAGAACGAGATCAACGGTTTACTCCGCTCAAACTTAGATGCTGTAACGGCAGGTGGAACTGTCGACGCATTAACAGCTGACTTCGCTAATAACGTGGTCAGAGCTGAAGGTGTCCGCATCACAGTAGTGCCTACAGGGGCTAACACTACCGCTGTAACTCTTGATGTAGACGCAACAGGCGTTAGCCCTCTAGTTAACTTAGATGGCACAGCTTTAGCAGCTGGGGAGATCGCTGGAACACAGCACTACCTAGATATCGTATGGAACGTAGCTTCTGCATCATGGATCTTATTAAACCCATTTGTAGTTGTAAGTGGTACCTTAGCAGCAGAGCGTACAATCGCTTTGTCAGGTGACGTAGCTGGTACAGCTCAGTTTGATGGATCAGCTAACATCGATCTTGATGTTGACGTACAGCTACAAGGACTCCTAAAGGCTTACCCCATAGGCTCCATATATACTTCTACTGTATCAACAAACCCTAACACCTTCTTTGGTGGCACTTGGGTATCCTTCGGGGCCGGTAAGGTTCTCGTAGGTCTTGACGCAGCTGACACCGACTTTGATTTAGCGGAAGAGACAGGTGGAGCTAAGACTCATACCTTAACTACTGACGAAATGCCAGCTCACACGCACAATACCACTGTTGAGAATGCCTCTGGATCTGGATCCTCAGGATCTGCAGATGGAGCATCTAGCTTCTCTAGCGTTGCAAGCAGCTCTACTGGAGGTGGTGCAGCACACAACAACTTACAGCCTTACATTGTAGTCTATATGTGGAAGCGTACAGCATAATAGGAGATAAACATGTCAACTTCACCAAGGAGCCCTAGGGCATTCTTCCCTGCAGACCTAACCCCTTTGATTACATCGGGATGGCAGACTAATAAATTTGATAAAAGCATACCCTTCTGGGCAGAAGTTGATGGTCTCCAATTTACAGAGACATCTATTAGACGAAAGCCGGGAAAAACGTTGTTATCTGACGTTACCTCGACACCAATCAGAGGCCTTGTAGCAACCGAAGAATATGACACTAAGGTTCTATACGCAGGGTCTTTGACTGATGTGTACAGATGGAAACAAAGTGAGCCTTCCGTAGCCCCTGTGGTTGTGGGAGCAGGTTTTAACTTAGTTGCAGTAGCTGGATTCAGCTCTTGGGACTCTGGAAGCTCCACTTGGGACGCTAATCTCTCTACATGGGATGAAAGTGTTGTCCAAGCTACATCTTGGTCCTTCTCTAACTTCGGTACTTGGGTGCTAGGTGCTAACAGCATCGGACCTCTAGTAATCAAGAAGGGGAATGAGACTTTTAATGAGCTTATCGTAAACAAACTATCTGGTGCCTCAATAACTGATGGCGGTACAGGTCACGTACTCGGAGATACCTTCACCTTTACTGGTGGATCTGGTATAGACTTCGCAGGCGAAGCTACAGAGGTTACTGCAGGTATAGTTACCCGATTTAAGATTACAAATTACGGTTCTTCTTTCTCAGCACCTACCACCTTGACCCAAGCTACCACTTCAGGTACTGGTACTGGACTAATACTGGCAGGAACTATGCCAGATTGCCCATTTACTAGGGTGAGTGCAGTTCACAAATCTGGACCACACCTACTAGCCATAAACTATGATAAAGAAGGCACTGAACATCCACATGATGTGGCTTGGTGCTCCGCAGATGACCCAGACACTTGGGTTGCCGCAGCTGATAACTCCGCTGGTAGCTTAACGTTACGTGAAGCCTCAGGGCCCCTGCGATGTATCGTACCCCTAGGTGAAGGGACCGCTATCTACACTGAAAGCGAGATGTTCCTGCTAAACTACCTTGGTTCACCTTACTACTTTGGATATGAGACCGCTATGACTTCTGGTGTTGGTGCTGTATCTGCTAACTCAGTTGTATCTGTTGATAGACTTAACTACGGGCTTTCTCGTAGAGGGCTATTCATGACAGACGGGAACACTGTTGAGCGGCTAGGAGATACTGAGGGTATTAACAAGCTTATCTCTGAGAGCATTTCAGAAGGCGAGTATGCTCAGGTATGTGCTTATCATAATAAAAAGAACACAGAAGTTGTCTGGTCAATTCCGTTCGGTTCTAATCAACCTAATATTGAGATCACGTACAACTACTCTAATAACACATTTAGTAAAAGAACACAGAACGTTTCAGCCTTCTTAGAAGCTGGAGTATTCAGTCATGCAATGACAGCTGACTCTATTGGTGATCTGTACTATGAGGACGGAGGTAACTCTGCTCACACTACAGTAGCTATGACTAAAGCCCACGACCTTGAGGACCCTTATTCAATTAAGGAGATCACAAGTATACGTGTAGGGAAGATCGGATTAGGAAGCCCTAAGATAGAGCTGGGTTGGTCCGAGGGTATCAATGATGAGCCAACATTCAACACTAGCGATTCCTTCTATATTGACGATAGCTTTAGCGAGAAGAATGTAAGGACCTCTGGTCGATACCTTTACTTGAGGTTGACTTCCAGTGACCCTACGGACTCTTGGGAGATTTCTAACATTGTTATTAAAGGTAGAATAAGAGGATTTAGATAATGTTACCAACAAAATATGATGCTAAGTCTATCACAAGAGAGATCAACAAGGTAGACATTAAGGCAGCTGAGGTCTATCAACTCAGAGATACTACAATTGACCTTAGGTTAGATATAGATGGAAACTCAGCAGCTATAACTCAGGAAGCTTTGGTTAGGATAACTGATGACGAAGCTCTTGCTCAGCTTTTAACTAACCTAAACACTGAATTCGATGAAAACGTTGCTGCTGTAAATGTTGAGCTAATAGCCCTATCTAATGCCGACAGCGCTACTGCTGCTACCATAACCACACTGTCAGCCACAGTTGATGATAACGCATCTAACATTGTACAAGAGGCCTTAGCTAGGACTACTGCTGACGAGTCAATAACTTTAATCTCAGATACCCAACGTGCCTTATTCGGTGCTGCAGTTTCAGACAACTGGGATGCTAACGTAACCTACACAGGCTCCACTGCTGTCGTTAACGGTAACACTGTAGGGACTGGAGATGATGTTGTCTATGGCGGCTTCGTATATAGATGTAAGGTAACTCACAGTAATCAGGTACCACCTAACACACTTTACTGGGACAGGGTGGACACTGTTGATGCTAATGTTACAGCTGCGGTGCTCGCTGAGTCAACTGCAAGGGCTTCAGCTGATCTGGCTCTAGCTCAGACATCTACTGCAATATCTGGTAGGGTATCTACATTAGAGAACGACACTACTGATGCTGATGCAATTGCTGTAAACGCTGCTGATATCATAACCAATAACAGCTTGATAGTGACTAACGACGCTTCTTATGCTGAGAGGTTCGAACTCACAGCTGCTAGATTTGGTGTTACAGTTGCTGACACATACGATAACACTAGGACATACCAAGTAGGTGAGGAAGCTATTTACTCAACTATACTATATCGTTGTACTTCTATATCCTTAGGTAACCTACCGACTGACACACTCTTCTGGGCGTTTCAATCACTAGTTCCTGCTGATATAAGTGCAGCTGTCCAAGCCGAGTCAACCGCTAGGGCTACAGCTATTGGTGCTTTAGCTTCAGATATAACGGCTGTAACAGCTACCGCTGATGGTAACACTGCTCAGATAGTAATCGAAGCTACGGCTTCTGCAGCTGCTGACTCTCTACTACAGATAGATGTAGATGGTGCAATAGCTGCCGCAGCAGCCTCACAAGCTACAGCTGACGGTAAGATCGATTCATTCTATCAAACTACAGCCCCTACAGTTGCAGGTGAAGGTGACATTTGGTTTGATACTGATGATGGTAATACTATCTACACGTATCAATCTGGTGTTTGGACCCTTTCAGCTGACTCAGATATAGCTTTAGCTATCTTAGATGCATCCACTGCACAAGCTACAGCTGACGGTAAGGTTACTTCATTTTACACAGCTACAGCTCCTACAGCTGAAGGCATAGGTGACTTTTGGATTGATATAGATGATGGTAATAAGTTATATAGGTGGAATGGTTCTACTTGGGTTGATGTAAGGGACATTGGTATTTCTAGCGCTATCGCTGATGCCGCTGCAGCTCAGGCTGCTGCTGACGGTAAGATAGAGACTTTCTTTACGTCTACAGCCCCTGCTGCTTCAGGCGTAGGTGACTTGTGGTTCGACACAAATGATGGTAATACTATCTATCGCTGGAGTGGGTCTGCTTGGGAACTATCAGCTGACTCAGATATAGCTCAAGCTATCTTAGATGCAGCTGGCGCACAATCTACAGCTGACGGTAAGGTAGCCACATTCTACCAAAATGAACCCCCTACAGCTGAAGGCTCTGGTGACTTATGGGTAGACACAAATGATGGTAATAAGCTCTATCGTTGGAACCTATCTAACTGGGTTCTTGTCCAAGACACAGCCATACCTGCATTGGAAGCAAGATACGGTGTAACACTAGATGTTAATGACTATATAACTGGATTCTCTCAGAACAACGATGGAACTACAGGTACATTCAAGATCCTTGCAGATGTATTCAAGATTATTGATCCTGCTGCTGGTGCTGGGCAGGCTGGCTTAGATGCATTCACGTACTCTGGTGGTGTTGTCAGTCTTGGTACAGGGGTTAAGCTAACCGCTGACTCTATTGACGCAGGAACTATGAGTGCAGATCGTATCCAGTTCGATGGTCAATACCTAGAGGTTGTTAACGGATTCCTTAAAGTTAAGGGAGCTCCGGGAACTCAGGGTCCAATAGTTGTTGGTACAGCTACAGGTGCAACAGAGCCTAGCGCAACAGTTACAAGGGTTGCTAACGGGACAGTTAACTGCACATTGAGTTATTCTTTATCTAAGAACGCATCACAGAATGACTACTCAGCTACAACCCCTTTCCCTATCACTATCACACTCAAGAGGGCTGGTACGGTTATCAAGACATGGATAATAGATGGCATCTGGATCGATGGAGTTCCGGCAGCTGGTGAACCGTATGTAGTCTTTGGGTCCTTAGATGTAGCCTTTGTTGACGGTGATACCGGATCAGGCTCAACAGAATACACTATGGGTCTGGGTTCTGTAAACCTACTTGACTTTGATGTAGAAACACAAATAACAGCCTCAGCTAGTCTGTAAGGCTTACGTAATTAAACTTAAATAAGGAGGACTCTATGCTTTGCATGTGGACACAAGAGCATTTCAATAAAATACCAAATGTCGCTTTAGCTCACATAGAGTCGGCCTTAGAGTTTGGTCACGGAGAAAGGATATTAACCAACGTTATAGAAGATCTCATAGCTGGTAACAAACAGATATGGTTAGGGACTCTGGAAACTGAGTTCGTAGCTACTGTTGTAACCCAAGTCATAGATTACCCAAGCGGTAAGAGGACCTGTGAGATCTGCTACCTCGGTGGCGAGAAGGCTAGTGGTGTAATGAACGCACTAGGCGAAGTTAAAGAGATCGAAGATTGGGCAATTGCAAATGACTGTGACGATATGCAGATCTTCGGACGGAGGGGTTGGCTTAAGGCCCTTAAAGAACACGGATACTCTGATAGATATACCATATTAGGTAAGTCTCTCAAGAAACCAACAGACAAATAAAGGAGCTATAAATGCTTAAAGGTAAAAGATCTAACATAGAGAATCAATATGATTCCGAAATAGGATGTATCGTTGGTGACTTCATGCTTCAGTGCAAGGGTGGTGGATCTACGAGTACAACTACTACAGCACCTTCAGCTGCACAAGAAGCGTTGCTAAGAAAACAAATGGGTTATGCTGACCAGATGGAAGCCCTAGGGCCCCAGCAGTTCTACGGTGGTGACACCACAGCTGGGATGTCAGGGTATACTAACGAAGGTCTATGGCAGCAAGGCCAAGCCTCACAAGGCATGGGTGCTTTGTCAGACACAGCCTCAGCTAGATTCCAAGATGCTATGGCATACGATCCGATGAATGACCCACGTACTAGTGAGTACCTAGACGCTATTACAGACCCTATGGCCCGACAGTTCAAAGAGCAAACCCTTCAGGGGATGTCGTCGAATGCGGTCAAGGCTGGAGCCTTTGGTGGTGATCGTGCAATGATACAAGAAGCTAGTGCAACTAGAGACTTCAACACTGATGTCATGAACGCACGTTCACAGGCTCTTCAGGGTATCATGGGTCAAAACCAACAGAACCAAATGAACATGTTAGCCCAGCTAGGGAATCTTCAGGACGCTACTGGTGCTGCTGGAGCTAACCTACAAGACGTTGGTGCAGGCTATGAAGGCTATAGTCAAGCTGATATCGATGCAGATAGAGAGAGATGGGAGTTCGGACAAGACGCTTCTCGTCAATCACTTAGAGATGCCTCAAGTATGCTTGGCGGGATTGACTTCGGAAGTATTACTACCGCTAAACAAGGAGGTAAATAATCATGGCATTACCATTACTAGCTATGGCATTAGGTGGAGCTGCAGTAGGAGCTCTAGCTAACAAGAAAGATCGAAAGAAAGGAGCCCTTATGGGCCTCGGAGCTGGACTACTAGGTCCTGCTATAGGGGCTATGGGAGGCGCAGGCGCTGCTACTACTGCACCTTTGGCTGCTGCCGCACCGGCTGCTGCTGTACCGGCTGCTGCTGTTGTACCGGCTGCTGCTACTATACCGGCCGCTACTGCTGCTGCTGTACCTGCTAGTGGGGGCGTGACTGGTTTCGCTAAATCTATGGCACCTGCAATGCTACCACTTATGATGCCAAAGAAAGGGCCACCGCCACCACAAGCTGGAGGAAGCTACGCAAACAATTCCCAAAGTCAAGCTGGTGCACAACAGGATAACCTGTATGCTCAGGCAATGATTAATAAACAAGAACGAATGAAGGGTCGTAACCACAGACGCTCTTTCAAATAAGGAGAAACACAGATGGCTAACGAACTACAAACAATGGCTGACTTAGTTAGGGGCCTCATAACTGAGGTTGATGACGAAGAGAAAGGTCGATATGTTCCTGCTAATGGTGTTCCCCCTGTAGCTGGAGGGGTTGTACCAACACCGGCTAAGCCCCTGAATAGCGCTCAAGCTGTACCGGCTGTTAACAGTATGCCTCAGCCTGCAGGATACCTAGAGGGTATGTTCCCAGAGGTCCCTAAGGACATCTATGCACCTCAGAGTATCGCTGATTACAGTAAGACTTCAGGAGTAGCTGCAAATATAGGTCAAGCCCTTTCTGGTGAGAACACAAGGGAAGAGTACATACCTAGGCAAGTAGGTGCAGGTAACCTCGTACCACGTCCAACTTATGATGGCAAGAAGCATGGTAAAACCGCAAGCAACATGCAGGGAGCATTAGTTGGAGAAGAGAAATTAGAGGAGCTTAACGCTCCGTTCTTTGAGCCTTTTGATGTGGACTTAACTAAAACTCCAGATGAAAGGAAAGCTGAGGAATTAGCACAAAGTGTACCTCAGGTT